TGTTTCGATAACATCCTCGCTTCCAGGGTTGTAGACGAGCGCGTTATACGTACCATCTTCAATGGTCGTAATGCTCACCAACGTTCCAGCATCCGTGATGGCGCCATTTGCCGCAGAACTATATGTACTTGCCTCGGTGATCACTCGAATGTAAGAGCCCGGCTGAACGCCCAATGCGTCCGGCACCGTTTGGAAGCTGACAGTTTTCATTACGCGGCGGCGAACACTCATCAAGAACCTGGCTGTTCGCAAAGCCTGCTCACGATTCGTACAAAACTCCGTCAGGTCAAAGGCTTGCTCTGTAGTTGACTGCTTGTCTACGGACAAGTCCGCCCAAGTCATCAAGGCAGATGCTTGATAAGGCAAATTGTTTTCTACAGGTACGCGCCAAGACACAAGCGCTCGAACGGTGGTGCGTTGCGAAATGTCGATGTATTGAAGTTTTAAAGAGCCTTCAACGATGTTGCCAGCAGTAAAAATCTGTTCAACCTCAATTGGCTGCAAGCTTATTTGATGGTTTGTCGGGTCGAATGGCAGCGCCGGCTGCATGCCAAAGCGACCATTTTTGATCGTAAATGTGCAAAGCTGCAATGGCGCGGTGTCGTACAGGAAGTTCCGGAAGCTCTCGCTATCTTCCAACACGCCATCATAAAAAATGCCATTAGCTTGCAAGAATTTTGCAGTAGTGACTAGAGAGTTTTTGTCAACAAGCTCCGCCGGAACCAGGTTGCCAACACCTTGAGCCTTATTGGTAAGCAGATAGTAAACAAGATCAGCGAAAAGATTGCTGGGATTTTTGTCGCCCTCAATCAAGCGATCAACCGGGATGCCTGACTCAGACCACAAGCGAACCTGCTCTATGCCTGCAATTTCGCCACTTGACTTGACGCTAAGCCCAAGTGTCGACATCCCGTCGTAGTAAGCGGGATTTTGATTCGTAATGAATTCGTCCACGTAGACGATTTCATGTTCAGGGCCGCTTTCGTTTGACTTGGTAATTTCGGTGAAATGGCTGCAATCTGCAACTTGAGAATTGTGTTCAAACACCCTCTCTCCCGCTTGAAGCGAAACGGGACTTCCCACAGCCACAGAAGTAACCATGCAGCCAAAAGTGACAGTGCTATAGGAGCCGGCCACCGACGCAGCTCTCTGCTGGAAAGGGTTTCCACTTACATTTCTCGTAATATTAAATGTATCGCCCACATTAAAAGTGCCAGTCGACTTGACTACGTTGATGCCAATATTTCTGAAAATATAAGGACTCCCATTGTTAGCCTGAAGGTACATGTCTCCAATGTTTACGCCCCTGGTTCCATAGATTGAGGTAGAAAAAACATTCAAAGTTACCGTCCTGCCCCCGCCCGCATTGACGGTGATATTTGCACTTCTGGTTTGCCCAGGAAAATCTCTTGCAAGGCCAAGAATTGAGGTAATCCAGGCGTTTTTGATCAAGTACGGGCTGTAGTTATTGGCATATATTTGTATGACAGCAATCGAAGCCACAGCAGTGCTAGCGGCAAGATTGACAGCAAGAGCCTCTGGGGTGGTTTGAAGTTCATCATTTAAACGCAACGTTTTGATTGAAACTTCTCGGCCCTGAGTAGTGATCCTGAATGAACCATATGGCGTGTCGTAATCACGGCCAAATCCGGCACCCGCATAAGGAGTGCCATCATTGGAGTCCAGAACAATTGCAGTATTAGTATCAATACTGTTGATCGCAATATCTGAACCAGTACGGGGAATTAGGCGATATTCATAAAACCCTGAAATCCTGGGCCTAATTCGCAAGTAGTTGTACTGACTGATCGGAGCACTACCTTGGACGCAAAACACCTCAGGCACGCGCACCCAAGTTTGCTGAGCCTGGCCATATTCCTGTACAGGCCGCACCCAAAGAGAGAAGCAAGAGCTTCTTTTGAAATACTTGCTAATTCTTCCTGTCTCAAGGACAGTATCACTTTCATCAAGCCTAAATAGCTCCTGAGGAGAAGGAATGGCGTTGAAATTACAAAGCCCTTCCGCCTTGTTCCAAACTTGACTCCTGATGCCTAGCTCAATGACATCTGCATCTTTTCGGACAGGGCGAATTGTTGCAACATTCAATCGACAAACGTTAAAAAATGCTGCCCCGCAATGCTTTTCATCGTTATGTACATCACCTTCATAGCCGCCCAACGGCTCTTCAACTGTTCTTCTTCCCGCGATACCAAACTTTGAAACACCTAGCAGCGCGACACACTCGAAAGTGATGAAAGTTTGCTCGCCAGCAACCTGACGAGAGGTGACAACCCAACTACTGTCGCCAATAATCCACTTCGTTCCAATCGCGAGAAGAGTTGATGCTCTTTCGCGCCAACTTTTTGCCTGGGCAATTAAGTCCTTTAAGTTGATCTCAGTCCCGCTAAAGTTTGCGGCGGCCAATTCTTCCCAGACCTGATTGCGGTTATCAATCTCAAAGACGGCCGTATCCCCTTGGTTGATTGTAAGGATCGTCCTGTTTTCGTACTGAGTTCCGTTGTGTGAAATAAACCCCATATGGCGCGAGTAAGCTCTGCCAACGCCAGGCATGCCTGCTTCTTGGTTTGGTATATGCAAAACATCAGCAAGTGTTCCAGCAATTTTTCGCCGTTCACACTGTTTTTGGGTCCTAGCATCCTTGTTATCGTCACCCAGCGTGCTTATGAATGGAGCGCTGACAACTTGCCAGTTAAAGCGAAAGGCGCTGCCATTATGAATTGGTGTTGACGTGCCGAATGTTGTATCGCCACTTGGCGTGTAAGCCATTGAAAAGCCATTGCTGAACTGACCGTCATTGGTCGGCGACGTGAAAATTGGCCTGCCAGAAGTTCCAGTAGCGCCAGGGCCCTCGGTTCCGTAAATCAGCCTTGAAGGCCGATTGTTGCCAGCATTTGACGACCAATAAAGCGCAAAATCTCTATTGCCAAGGGCATTCATTGCCTGAGTGCCAAGCAATATTCCTGCTAAATCCGGCGAATCGACACCATGCTCACCGGTAACATAAATGCCTTCGTACGCCTGATAGTTCCCATAGGCATACAGGCGAGACCAGACCAAAGCAGGGACAAGAATTAAGCCGCCAGTGGCTACTCCGTCCGCACCAATACTGCGCTTGCCGAAAGGAATTGGAATTGGTTGATTAAGCTCCGCAAGGCTTGGAGCATTGTCAAAAGCAGTTGTTTGGTTGAAGCGACTTGGGCCAACTTGATCAGCAAGCTTTTTCTTTTTTATCTTGTTACTTGCTTCCAAAGAAGGGATGTTTGGAGCAAGCAGCATGCTCACGCCTGTAAGGAGCAAGCCGACCGCTAAATTAATGAAAAAATATGTTAATGGATCAACGCCTGTGGCAACAATGTTAGGAATCCGGTCATACTCAGCAGGGCGCACTTGCGCTTTCTGCATTGCATAACGAACTAGCTTTTTATATTCATCCTCAGTACAGCCAATCGCTTCAATTAGCGACCTTTCGTACGGTAACAGCGGCGGATCAAAATCCTGTCCACCGGCTTCCAGTCCACCGCGGAAAGGGAATTGTTGATGTACAGGACGCCGTTCTGCCATAAGACTCCAAAGGCCAAAGGCCTGACGCCTAGCAATGCTATGTCTCCATCATAACTAGGGCAATCAAGCCGCTCACAATAATGATTGAGCTCTCGAAGCACTTGGCGCGGAGTCATGGTGTACCAGGCTTCTTTAACGCCTGGGTTCTCAATGCCCATTTGATCTAAGGCGTCAATAACAAGGTGAATGCAGTCGCTCTGTCCATAGCTGTAGCTGCGACCAATCAGATGACTACACACGAACTTGAGCGGTAAAAGGAAGGCTGCCAACTTGCTGCCGATACAAGCGGCGTCCAGGCACGTTGGTCTGCACAGCGTCCAATACGGAAGTGAGCTTGACTTGAATTGCAGTGTCATCCCAACCTCCAGCAGCACACGCGCCAAAGTACTCGTAAAGTGTTTTCTGGATTTCGTAAGTAGAGGCGTCCCAAAGAACAGTGGTCACTCTCGCGACATAGCTGTTATCCAGCGCTTCCGTCACAAAATTTCTTGTGATTCTGGTGTTTGCGAATTGCAAGGTGGCCTCAAGGTTGTCACCGGACAAAGACGCGACCCCTCCTCCAAAAGCAAATGGTAAAAACGAACGATCATTCACATTGCCTGCCGGCGAATAGTTTTGAAAGCGAAACTGGCTCAAGTTGCCAGTAGGTCCAACGTCCAGAAAATGCCCGTAATTAAACTCCATTAGACAGCCAACCTCCTACGAGTAGCAGACGAAGTCTGCAGCTTTCTCATGGCTCTTTGCTCGCCTTCTCGAGCACCTTGTGATGCGGCTTGCTGCATACCAG